GGCCTTGGTCGTATGGTGCATCAGCACCCAGATAGGCGTCAGCATATTGTCCAAACGTGTTCTGGCCCTGCATTTTTGGCTGGGTCAGGAACGATTGATTATATGAGAGCAGGCCACCCTTTGTGCCGTCGCCGTATAGCAGTTCCTGCATGCCCGGGTTCAGGTTACTTTGCGACGTGCTGGTCTGAGCCTGCCCTGATTTGCTGGCTGAATATACGGCGGCACCAGCCCCAACAACTGAGGCGATTGCCGGTAGTGCGGCTGCTATTGGCATAGCCATTCCTTTCTTGTGATGCCGAGCATCGTTTGATCAATCAGTGCGCCGTTTTTGAAATAACTTTCACGATTCACGCCTTCTATTTTCATTCCATTTGCAAGTGCAAAGCGCAGAGCTTTTTTGTTATTCGCAGGAACATTGGTTATTATTTTTTTGCATTCAATGACCTGAAACAGGTACCTTAAAAGCAGTTGCGCTGACTCGCTTGCCTTCTGGCCCCAAATTCTTGGTAATAAACTTGTATGCATTTCGTAGCAAGACTGGTTATGCGGATGAACCATAAACACGCCTGCTGGTTCATCTTCATCAATCACCAACAGCCAATAAATCGCATCAACATCAACCGGATTTATTTCTACCATTCCATCCTCGTGGATATGCGGGAGGATGCGCGGATGCATCAATATCCCCCTGACGACCTGCATATCATGAGTGCGCTCGATTTTCATTGGCTGGCGTGCTGTAATACAATGTCTGCTATCTGTTTTAACACCTGAGGATTGTCCTGGGCTTGCGACAATGCCTTTACAAATTGCATAGCCTCAGGTGTTTTTTGTTGCGTTAATTCCGCTATGATTTGCTGCGCCACTTCTGGCGTCGGGCTTTTAGACAACATTGTCGCCATTTGAATAGCCTGCGCTGTATCGCCACCAGCTTGCGGCGCTGCCTGTGGTGCACTTTGCGGCATGGCAGCAGGCATTCCGCCAGCCATACGCCCCAGAAGGCCGCCACCAGTCGGTGCTGCGCTTGCATTAAATAATTCGTTCATATTTATCCCAAAAATATCCAAACAGATGTTGCGCCCTTGAAGTAGTACACGCCGACGCCTGACCCTGGGTTCCACAGCGTGCCATCTGCGTACCTGATGTCACCATCGCGGGGCTTTGTTGGCGCAACAGTGGTTTTATCCAGATGGCCCAGGGATAAGCCCGTGATAGCCGCAGCTATTTTTTGCAGCTCAGAAGTAAAGAAACGCTGCATTTCTGCTGCATCTGTCGGCACTTGCCCAGGTGAATACGAAATTGTATTGTTATTTGCTGTTCTCATACTATTTAATACGTTTCAATACAATTATGAATTACCAAGCACCATTAGTTTCGATATCCAGATCAACTGAATCAAGACGCCATTGGAAAGCCGAGCCTGATGCATACCGATGCGCGATGTACCGGCCACTGGCGAACAGATCAACAGAAACGGTTGTGCCTATCGTGTAAGTGCCAGATACCCATGTAGGCTCATCGTATGGTGTATTCGCATATCCAACACTGACAGTGACTGTTTGCCCAGCATTGCCGGATATACGCGGACGCACGCCCTTTACTGTTTTGATGCTCTCTGGCGTATCAAATGACAGCCCGCGACGCTCCAGGAATGCGGCAGGCAAGCTTCCGTTAAAACTTGCCGATGCGTCCAGCATGTACAGCTTTTGGTCTGTCGATGCCATCAGCACCCGGGCTGTGTCTGGCGTGTAGTCTGGACCATTCCAGAAGGTCAGGTCAGAGTCCCATGAATCTGAATCTTGAGACCACAGCCCGCCCAGGTCATTACTGACAGAGCCATAGTTCGCGTGGTTCAGATTGGGCAGATCACGGAATGACACTGTCTTATCAACAAAGTTGTACACCATCGCCTTATCGCATGAGCTGGCACCGATGGATGGATAGCACAGGAAAATCTCATTCAGGAATGGATTCTTGAACACAAACACCATGCTGCGGTTTGTCACATCGATAGTCTGAAAGAACGAGCGCCGCGTCATCTTATCCAGTACCGATGTGGCCGCTTGGCCATCGTGCACAATCACATCTGATCCAGTGACAACGAAGTGCCAGCCATCAAATTCAACTGCGCAATTCCGGTTGAGCATGCCCGACATGCCCATGATCTTGGAAAACCTGAAAACAGACTGGCCACCAACATAATCCATGCGGTGCGTCGAATTCTCTGTGTAAATGATGAACGAGTCGCGCAACGACAGTCCATCAACTATGGGGCTTGTGGCCTCAGCAAGATCAGTTTCACCAGCATCCTTGGTTGCATCTGTCGCATCCCATGATGATGGGAAGGCGCCAGGGTCTGCTGGGTGTGACCACTTCACAAGGAAAGGCTTGCCTGTACCGGCTGCTGTGACATTGAGCGCCACCAGGAAATTCTTATAGGAACGGAGCGACTTGCAATAGGTTCCTGCAGGCCAGTTCGCCAGGTCAATAAATTTGTTCGCAGTGTTCAGGTCCCATGACATCGGGACTTTGGACGTGTCGCCTACGTTCAGAACTGGCAGGCCAGACAGTAAGGCATGCGTCCACTGATTGACTACGCCAGTGCGTGGTGTTGCGTGCGTAATATCAGTATGGGTTACCACGCCACCGGAATAAGTCACAGCATAGGACTTTGCCGCCGACATATACACCCAGTAGCGGTTGCTTGAGATATTCACAGGCAAGACATACTGCGGCACCACAGAAGGCGAATTGTAGACTTCACCATGCCCATAGAACTGGTAAGCATAGCCATCCAGAAACCGAATGTTACGCGCATCAGTCCAGGCATTGATGGGCAACTCATGTTGCGACAGGTCTTTATTGACCCCGAATTGCCCTACATTTTCAACCTTAACGAGCGCCATATGCACTTAACAACCCGTAGCGGTTGCCCTGTGGTGTTTGCTGTTGCTGCTGACCTTGAAACCGCTGCAGCAGCCCTTGCTGCGGCTGCTGATAGCCTTGCGGCTGCCTTTGCTGATTCCGGTAGGGATTTTGCACCTGGCCACCCCAATTCTGATTTACAGACTGCCCATAAGCAGCTGTTTGCTGGAAAGGCTGCAAATATGGATTCTGTTGTTGTTGCGCCTGTGGCGCTTGATAAGGCGCTTGCTGCTGTTGCTGACCCTGCCATGGCATTGGCTGAACAAATCCAGTATTGCCGGCCCATGGGTTATACGAACCCTGCTCAGTCGTCATTTGCCCTGTGTCTTGATTGATCTGTCCTGGCAAGCGTGGTGCCTCGCCGCGATACGTGTTAATCGGGACAAAACCTGGATTCTTTTCCATGTACTGCTTCAGATGAAACTGTACAGATGCATCGTTTAGGTTCTGGCCTGCGAACGGGTCTTCGCGCTGATAATTGAACCCGTTATCTTGATATCCCATCTTGTTAGCAATGGAATTATCTTGCTGGTATGCCTGCATTGCACCGCCGCGCAATTCTAGCAGCGGGTTGTAGTCTGGGTTTCTTACCCATGAAGTGCCGGTGTTGATGTACTGGTCATTGGTCGGTGTATTGCCTACTGGCTGTTGTGCTGGCTTTGCGACTTGCGCATTACCTGCCACGTTGGGGCCACCAGCGCCGCCGAGGAAATTGGCCGACTGATTTTGGTTCAATCCAAGTAGGCCACCGCCAGCATAGCCAGAGAGCGCACCGGCAACGCTACCAACAACAGCACCGGGCACATCATCACGACGCAGACCAGCCGCCGCAACTTCAGCCGGAGTAGATGCGCCCATGTAATTATTGGTGAATGCGCTGTCGTATGTTGGATCAGTCGCAGGGCGAGTCATTAGATCATTCGTCATGAACTCCGCTTGGGGATCAAGCGGATTGAACCCATATCCACCAGTATTGTATTGATTGGCTGCCATTTGATCCCCCGTTTAAATTAATCTGTCAGACGTGCGCAAATACCGATGTCGTTGCCGCTGGCAGTGATCACCATACCGCTCTTCATAGTGATTGTGGCTGTCCAGAAGCCGCCGCCAAATGTTGTATAAGCGCAGCTAGTTTTCTTGATTGATTTAATGGAAACCTTGCGCAGTGCATTGCTGAAGTACTGAGGTGCCCAATACCAGTCAGCACCCTGCGCACGACTCCCAGTAACGAAGTTATCGAATACTGCATTGAAGTCGGCAGATGTGCCATAGACCCAGTTTTCCACCGTTACGCCATCGGCATATGTGATGGCGATTGTTTTTGTCGCTGGATTTGCATCTACGAGCGCCACATCCAAAGGGCTCACTGATTTCGCCTGGCCCAGCGTGATGTTATTGTAGACAGGCTGATCTGTGACGAACTTGCCATTTTGCGCAAATACCGACGCAGACAGAAAACAAAGTGAAACAAATAAAAGTTTAGTAAATTTCATGATAGTCCTTATGTGAGTGACACTGATTAACCTAAAACTTCCACTACAGTGCCGTTAGGGAAGGTGGTACCTGTGAGCCTATAGCCGCTGAACAACTTGCCGTTCGGCGTGACGGCCAGCGTTTGATTAAACGATGATGCAGATTGCGTTGTGATTGGTAGCGATGCTTTGACATCTGCCACGCCTGTGACTTCATAGCCGCCAGCCTCAACGGTCAATACCCATGCCTCGGTCATGCTTGCCGGAGTCGTCAGCGACATAGCGACTTTTCGGTTATTGATTGAAGTCATGATTAAATTCGTCACAGCGCCAGTCCTGAAAGTGGTTTCGGTGTAAGGCGTTGCAGTCGTGCTTGATACGCTTGCCGTTGCAATCTTGAGTGATGTGCCAGTAACGTATGAATAAATGAACCTGCTGCCATCTTTCAGGCTTGCCAGTGTGATTTCGCTCGGCGTTACTGAACTCATCAATGCGGCTGCCGTGCCAGGTGTGATTACATTGCCAGCCATGTTCTGCACCATGTAGACCAGATTCGTGCTGGCAGTGGTGTAGAGAATAACTGCGGTTGTTGCTGACAATACTGCAATGTTTTGGTAACTATTCGCTGTTGCCGCAACTACTGGGCCAGCCGAGCCGCCCGTTATCGTGGTGCCAGAGACAGTCAAAACTTTAGTGCTCAGGTTGTTTGATGTGTCGTTGTACAAAACCATTGCAGTGGTGCTTGAAATGGTCTGCACATTGGTGAAGTTCACACTGCCAGCATTGAAGTTGAATGCAGCGCCGACAGAGCTGATCGTACTGCCAGAGATATTGATGGTTTTCGATACGCCATTTGCGCCAGAGCCATCTTGGTAGCAGACAATTGCCTGGGTAGATGACAGCGCGCAGATGCTGATAAATGTCGGGTTAGTTGTGGTGTGAAATGACACCTCAGTGCCATATGTTGGCGTAGTGCCGGAAACATCAACAACCAGGCAACGGCCCAACGAGTTCGTACTGTCAGAATACGCCATGACAAATTTATTATTGCCAAGCGAAGCAACAGCCATACGGCCCTGGGCGGCATTGATCGCCTTTGCAGCAACTTGAACAGCAGAGCCAGCATACATCTGGCGCAAGCCCATGCCATCGTATGACAGATTATGGGCCTTCCATGTGCCTGTGGCTGTGCTTGCGTCTTCCAATGTCGTGCCAGCGGCTTGCCAGCCTTCGACAATCGCGATGGTGTCTACTGAGCCATTTGTCACGATGCGTACAGGATAATCGCCGCGATTGATCGCTATCAATGTCTGCGAACCCTTGCTGGTCGTCATTGTCGTGGCGTCAGGCAAAATTATCTTAAAGCCTGGGCCAGTTGGATAGACGACTTGCACACGGTTACTTGTTGCAGTCAGCGTCAAATCAGACGACATAGGATTAGTTGTGGACGCGCCACCATTGACGGTGATATTGCCCCACTCAGCAACGCCTACAGTTGTCTTGCCACTGATTGGAACCATGCCGACAGTCAATGCGCTTTGCCCAGGCAATGCGGCTGTCATGGCCACGCCATCAACATAGGTTTTGTTTGCTGCGTTTGAGCCGGTTGATGGCGTTGCGGTATTCAGCGTCGCGGCAGTGAAATCGTGCGTACCTGCGTAAGTCTCGCCAGCCTTATTGGCCTTGGCGGTCATGCTTGGGCCAGTCAAGCTGCCAGACACTGATAAGTCACCCGTAAGCGTCCAGTTTCCTGTAATAGACCAATTGCCCGTAATGACCTGGTTGCCGGTTCGTAGAAGTTGCTCACTGCCAGCGATAATGACAAAGTTTGTGCCGTCATAGCACAGTAGCAAAGGCTGATTTGCGACGATATCGCCCGTAGTAGGGTCGGCACCGAGCAAGGTTTTTACGTTTTTAGCACCCAAAGCCGAGACATTCACAGTCAACGCGCCTGTGCCGGCATTCACGGGACGATAAAGCAGCAGCAGCCCGGTTGTGTAGGCAATCAGCGCTGTTGCTGGATTGAGAACGTGTGCATCCGCAGTGCCTGTCTCTGTGGCAGTAATAATTACCGCGCCGGTAAAGCCAGCAAAACACTCCTTCAATACCGCTTTCAGCATGCGAATATGATCATCGCCCTGGCTCTTTGGATCGCTGGCCGTAGGATTCGTGATCGTCAGGTCATTGATATAGTTTGCTGTTTCCAGTGCCATTATTTTGCCCTCACGCACATGGTTGAGCCTGAATACCAGTCTATGGAATTAATGGCATCCACACTGTTTAGATACAGCTTTTCAAACGTCGGAATGCGTGCGTCATTCATGATGAAAGGCTGGGCTGCACATAAAGCTGCGTACAGGTACACGTTTGGAAAAGCTGCCAACAGCCAGTTGCTGGTGTTTGTGCCAGACAGTGACGGTATCTTTTGTTTGTATGTCAGCTCAATCGAATAAGCAGTGTCAGGTATCGGCGCAAGCTGTATCTGCGAGCCAATGACAGTAAAGGTTGTGGGCTTGCCTACCTGCGCCGTTGGAAACTCTGCTGTGATTTCATCCGGCGCCGCATAGCGAAGCACATAAACAGGATCAGTCACCAGCAACAGCCTGCGCATTTCCAGCATGTCAGAAGGTAGCGTGACGTATGCATTGCTGATTGTTGCAGTCAGATTGGTGCGAACATCCATGGGGCGGGCACTGATATCCGCCGACATTTTGCCCTCAGCCAAACTAATAAAGTCAGGCACAAAGGCTGTCAGATCGGTGCGATGCAACCAGCTTGAAACTGCAGTCTGTAGACTGGCGTAATCGGTGATCGCGCTCATACCCGTCCACCCCATACGCGAAACGCAGACAGGGCCGGATCAGCCAGCATGCTCTTCACATGTACCGCTTCCGCCATGAACTCCTGAAAGCTGATGCCTTTGTCATTCAGATATTTCTCTACAATCACCATAGGAAAAGATGCTGCATGCCGCATTTCTGAGGTGCCATGTATGCCTTCTTTGTGCAAAGCCTGGGTATGCTCAGCGATGGCCGTGCAGTCCTGCACGCGCTCAAACGTGACATCGCCGCCTTCGACATGAATATTGGTCGTGACTGCCATTACATATTCTCCAGCGGGGAGACCTGCACCACGCCTGCAGCAGATACCTGTATTGCTGCTATCTTTGTGTTGCCGTTCACGCTGAGGATTACAGCGTCACCTGGCTGGACTTGAAGATCAGTTGTTACTGCAGTTGGCGTACCAGAAGCCGCCAAACGCACACAAGCTGCAGCGGTAGCAGCCACACGGATAAAGCGCGGCAACTCACCGGTTGACATGTTCGGTATTGTTGCGCTGGCAGACGTGCCGGATGTGGCAATTGAAATGCCAGTGGTTGAGCCTTGGCTTGATACGGTTATTGCACCATCCATGAAATTCTCCTGCGCTTCTCAGCGTTTAATTAAATGGCGGGACTTTCACCCGCCTGTTTTTAGATCACGTAGTAGTGGATATACACGAAGCCAACTAGGCCAGCTGTAGTCGCAGAGCCTGTGCCGGTCACATACTGCGAAGTCGTCATTTTCTGCACGAACTTGCCATTTGTAGAACCGTCGACATGGTTATCAACTACCTTCTCAGTGCCGCCTAGCGCATAGGTATCGATCAAGTTTGCGCTTGATGTGGTACCGTTTGCTGCCACCCCGAACGAGCCATTGGCCGCGCCTGTTGATTTGGTTGTGATATCGATCTGGAAGCGCTCAATGATGATGGAACTATTCTCAGGATTAGCCCATGAGAAAAGCGCACCACCAGTGGTAGCCGCAACACCAGCAATAGCGATCTTTGCTATCTTGGCGCTGCGATAGTTCTGTACGCCGCCACCAAACGAGGCCACTGCAGCCCCGTTGGCATCCTGCAAATCCGCACCACCATCTGGACGCTGTATTAAATTAACTGACATTTGTATCCCCTTCCAGAGCGGCCTAAGCCGCCCTATGCTGTTAATTACAGAACGTCGTAGACCGCACCATGTGCTTTCGGTGCGCGACATTCCAGCGTGTATTCCACCACCAGTTCACGCTGCACTGCATCGCCTGTCGTCGCCAGTTCGATAGTGCTGAACGGGCGCAGGTAAGCCAGTGCCAGCTTGTCCGCTTGCAATACAAACACGTCGTTGGCATCCTGGAAGCGGTTCGGTACCACCTTCAAAGAACCAAAGTCGGAAACGTACACGTCAATTGCTGCGTACAGTTTGGCGTCTTCGGATTTGTCGAAGCGGGTTGCATTACCACTGAATGTGGAAAATGTTTGCTTCTGTGCAGGGCCTACCATCACTGTGTCAGGCTCGCCACCGGCTGTATAGCACTTCTGCAGCACGTTTTTCAGCTGTGCCTCAGTAAATGCCCGTGCTGTACCTTTTGTGCGTCCAGTGTTGCCTGTGTATGACGCCAGGGTGCCGCCGTTGCGGTCGACGTTATCGACAACCCAGCCGACCAGGCCACGTGCCTGGCGTGGCGATGTTGCGGCCACGTCCAGCTGGCACAAGGCCGATTCCATATCACGCTTCAGTTCCAGCGAAGCCATGGACAGCTGATACGCCAGTTCATCCTTGCGGCCTGCCGGGTTCATGGCCTGTTGAGTGCCGGACACGATCACCGTTTTAGAGGCGATCTGAGTACGGTTACTTATACGAACAGTCGGTGTAACAGTTTTGGCACTTGCGTTGTCGCCCTCGGCCTGTGCATTGGTGGTTACCGCAGCTGCCAGATCCTGTGTTTGCCATTCATGCAGCGTATTGCTGGCCTTGGCCTTGGCTGCCATGTTCATCAAAGGCGTGGCGGTTGGCGAAATGCGATAGATGATATCGCTGAGATCTTCCTTGTTACCAATCGCCGATGTGGTCACATAGGTATTGCTTGGTGCTGTCATGTCTTTCTCCAGCGTCTCTCGACGTTAAATGAATTTTGCGAAAAGTGAGGCGGCGTCTTCAACCCGGCCAGATTTTGCCAATTTGCGCATTTGCGCGGCGTCTTTGTCACTGTCCTGGTTGTTGCCACTTACACCTGGTCTAATTACTTTTTGCGGCACTTCTGCCACCTTTTTGGCGGCAGCATTCGCCTTTGCCATCATTGCATCGTAAAGCATGGCTTTGCGGGATATCAGAATTGTCTTCGCGTCAGTGACGGAATCGACAGTGTTCTTATCAAAGCCCTGCTCAGCCAGATAGCGACTGATAGCGGTTGATTCTGCCTCTGCTTTTTTGGGGTCTTTCCAGTCAGGCACCTTGGCAAGCAGCTCAGCTTGCTGGTCTGACAGGTGACGTGCCAAATGCTCGGCTTGTTCTTGCTGGTTCAGTGCAGCGATATGCTGCTGTTGCTGAATATTTTTCTGATACGCGAGTTGTCTCTTCTCAAAGAGGTCTTTTTGCATCAGATATTGACGCGGGTCATTTTCAAGCAATTCTGACCAGTCTATTCCTTGTTGCTCTTGCAGCACTTCCTCAAGTTGCGCTGCCATTTTCTGCAAGTTGTTTGCATAGGCTTGGCGCTCTTGTTGGGCTTGCTGGATTTGCGCATCAGCAGCTTTGCGCTGCTCGGCGGCTTCCATGGTCTTGCGCGTGTAATCAGCCTGGCGCAGACCGTTTTTGTAGGCATCTGCCAGCTCAGCAGTACTCAAGGTCACATCCTTGCCATCCACTTTGATGGTGACTGTTTCCTGTCCTGCATCGAGCTCTGCCTGTTGCAACTCTAGGTCTTGCTCTTGTTGCTGATTAGGCTGCTTGGTTACGTCTTCCAGCGCTTCCTTTTCCAACTCTTGGGCGCTCTTCCCGGGTGCCTCTTGCGGGTCCAGAAAAGCGGCGAAGGCTTGGGCCCCACCGTCAACATTTAATGCTGTACTGCTATTTTCACTGCTGGATTCAGATGCCTGATTGTCCATTTTCTACACTCCTGGTCATTGCCCGGTTGCCCGGGCGCGGCGTCTCACGACGTTTTAATTACTGATTAATAGTTTATAGGACCATCAACCACACTGATAGGCCACTCTGCATCAATGGTGCGTTTCTTTGGCGATGGATAAGAAACCTTATCATATACACGGCCTTGGCTTTTGCATTTTTCAATGACTGCTGCCTCGAACTTATCCCACGCTTCCTGTGCTGCTACTTCTTCTTCAGTTGGCTTTGCCATTTTCAACCCCAATCTTTAAGGCGCTCAAGCATCGATTTTTTATGCTCAAGTTCCATTGTCGCCAATTTTCCTGTTTCCAGCGTAGTTTCAAGCTGAGCTTTTACTTTCTTCAGCATTGAAAGATACATCCAGAGTTTTTCCCTGCCTTCAGAATCACGGGCTGGCGAATTTGCCCACTTTTCACGAATTTCGTTTTCTATATCAGAAAAAGCCTGCTGAAAAGCTTCGTTTTCCAATACTTCTTGTGCCCTTGCCCCATTATGGCGGCGCTGCTCGATCGTTGTCATGTTATGCCGATGTCACAGTTTCCCAGGCAGCAGCCACACGAATGCAGAGCTTGCCAAGGGTTGAATCATAGACGAGCAGGCCAGGCGTAGGCCCTGCTATGGCGTTCTTTTGGGTCGTGGTCATGACTGGCAATTGCACGCCCTGGGTGGTGCTGGTAGCCGATATGACCGCATTCGCTGCTGCCTTGGCACCAACACCAAAGCCCACCACACCAGAGCCGCCAGACATCCAGTATTTGCGATTGGTCAAGCTAGCAAATCCATTGGTACCAAAGATGATGTCATTTGTGCTGCCGGTGCTATCCGTAGCAATGATCATGTTGCCAGTCTTACTGGCGCCAGATGGCGCGGACATGAAAACATAGCCTTCATTAGCCACCGTAATTGCGTAGGCGGCCTGGGCGTACGCACTGGAAGTAATGCCCACGTCCATGAAACCAGTCAGATCTGAGGATGTGACATTATCCGGATAAGCAATTAAGTCAGCACTGGCATTCGCGCCTGCAGATTTGTTCTGTATTGATATCTGGGTGTAGTTATTGACAGAGTTTGTGGCTTGTAACGTCGGATTCGTAAGCGTTGCAGGCGTACCAGCCACTATTGCTGATATCTGCTTAGTAGTCAGAATATCCTCAGGCTGCGCACCAATTGCAGCATTACCACGACTAGGTCCATTGCCCAATTCATAGAGCACACTGCCCGCAGTCGCTGTGATGCGCACTACGCCGGAAGCGGGAAAATCTGTCTGCACTGGTCCGCCGAATTCGCGCTCCAAGAAGCCAGAAAGCCCGGATACAATGGTCAGCTTACCGCTACCACCAGGCGCAGGAATGACATTCAGCACATCACCATTATCTGTAATCGTGACATCAGCCGTATTGCCTTGGGTTATCGTTGTGAGTGCCATTATTCGCCTTCTGTTTCGTTAGTTTCCGCTTGCTGGGCGGAGTGTTGGTTAGACATGTCTTGCGATGTCAGCTTGGCCTCAGCATTGATTCGCGCAACCATAAGTTTGGTTTCATTATCAACTTGTGTTTTCCAGCGCTCGAATTGCAGCTTTTCCAGCTCCAATTGATGATCAAGCTGCGCCTGCAATGCATCAGCCTCGATCTGCTTGGCCTGCAACTCAGCATCCAATTGTGCCTTATGCTGACGCTCCCGCATGTCGTTTTCAGCTTGCTGTTGCTGCTTCTGCGCCTCAAGCTCAAGCTCCTGATGCCGCTCCTGCGTCTTCATTTGCACTTTGTACTGCTCGAGCTGCAACTGATCTTGATGTTTGGCGTGATCAGCCTGCATTTGCGCTTGCGCTGTCTGCTGCGCGGCCTGGGCCTTGACTTGCTCTGGATCTGGTGGCGGTGGTGCTGGTGGATTCTTCGCCGGATCACTGAAAAACTTATCGCTGTTCTTGAAGCCAAGCAAGCGCGAAAGCTCAGAGCTTGACTGGTAAATGCCCTGAGGATTTGCCACGCCGAGCGGGAACACCTTCTCTTGCTGTGCCAGCAAGGCCATCAGGTGATTAACCTTTTGATCCTTGTTGCCCAGGCCTATGCCGACATTGATACACACGTCGAACTGATTGCGCCATTCACGCGGATCGATGTCTGTCCAGCCATTAGAAAGTCTGACCTGCACTTTTTTGTCCTGGTGCTGGCAAATCAGTTTCAGGACCAGTTTAAACAGGTCCGTAAAGCCTTCGGCGAAGTTGCGCGCTATCAGGTCAAGGCGCATGTCGGCCTTGTTGGTAATGATGTTCATGCCCTGCGCAGTCTGGTTCAGACCGTCAGCGTCATTGCCCTGGCTGTAGCGCGTCCAGCCTGTCTTATTCTCCAGATCCTGCTGCGTGTAGTCCAGCAAGCCCATCGCGTCGCCGGTATTGCCCTGTCCCTGATCGAGGCGGCCAACTGCGTTAGGCTGCTTGATACGCACCACGCCACCAGGGCGTGAAGTCAGCAAATCATCCAGATTCACCTGGCCTTCGACTGCGTAATAACGTCCATTGACGTTCAGATACAGATTATCGAGCTGGCTGCGCAAGATGCTGGTCTTGGTCTTCTGGCTCTCCATGGCCAGGTCAGCAATCGACAGGCCAAAGAAAGTATGAGGCAATGGCACCGGCGTGATATCAACAAAGGGGATAAAATCCACCTCTTCATTATCAAGCAACTGATTGCCAGCCACCGTCACCTTGCGCAATTCGCTGATGCCGTCGCCGTCGAAGTCGCAGCGTACATAGCATTCAGTGATCCAGACTCTGCGCTGGCTTTCATCGCCGTTTGTAACCTCATCAGACAAGTAGGCGTTTTCATCGTTCCAGCTCAGACGCTGGATGCGCTCCAGGTTCACAGCCTGGCTTTGATCCTCGCCGCTGATGTCGTCGACGTTCTTATAACCCATCGACTTGAGTTCAGAGATAGTACGCTGGACGCGGTGTCCGACAAACTTAGCATCCTGAATATTCTTGGCATTGCGTGCAATCAGGAATTCCTCGGGCGGCACATTGTCAATTTGTATCTTGCCGTCAGTCTTCACGCGCTTGCATGTGATGTCGTACAGCAGTTCAGGCGGCTGTGCCTGGATTTGCTGCAACTGTGCCTGCATTTGCTGCGCTGTTTGAGCTGCTTGCTGATTGCCCTGCTGTGCGGCTGCCATTGCCTCTTGCATTTGCTGCGTCATCTGCTCAATAGCCTGCTGACGCTGCTTGGCGTCTTCCTCGTCTGGATAGGCATTTTGGGCAATGACCTCGACCTCTGGGTCGTCCATGATCTGGGCAAGCTCAATCTGGCTCAGCCCTTTGTATTCTTCTTTCTTTTCCTCAAAGCGTGTGTCCCACCACACCTTAACGATGCCATTTTTCTGCAACAAGGCATCCTTCATCCAGACATAGGAAATTTTGTGGCCGTTATTCTTCTTGAAGAATAGGTAATTGATATACTCGGTCGCTGCCTTTGCCCTGGCTTCATCGTCAGGGTTCTGTGGCTCAAATTCCACGATAGTTTCGCCACCGCAAAACGTCACCATCAATTGCGGCAGCATTGATTCTATGGTGTCGCGCACGTCGGTTGATACAACAGAGGAACGGCCTTCTACCTCAGGCGGGGAAAGGTCGCCGACTGCCATACCCAGGTAATAGTACTCAGCCTTCTGTCTGGCTTGCGAGAGTTTGGACGATGAATAGCCCAGGCTCTGGCGCATTTCCTGCCCGGCCAGCGCCTTTAATTCATCCTCTGACATCTTTTTTGCCATGCTTACCTAATCCTGCCGCAAGCGCAGCGCGCTATATCCATAGCACTACCAATGCCAGCGCCGAGGTTTGATGCATTAGCATATGCATTGCCAAGCAGTTGAGCGTTTGCTTGATTTGAGCCGCCAACAATTGCTTTGCCAGCGTTTCCTTCTAATGTAGCAATCCAGTTCGCCATAGCCTGAGCATTATTAAAAACATGCTCAGCTTTAGGGAAACTCGGTGAGCAGTTTTCTGCCATTTCACTGAGGATCCAGCCATTGGCTACCTTGCGTATTCTATAGTCGCTCATAAAATCACCTATGCATTAGTAAATTTTGGGTAAGTCAATTTGCCGCCCCATTCTTCATTGGTCATTGCTTCTGCATTGATGCAGATATAGCGCAGGTTGTCGGCACCGTGGCTGAATTCATCATGCATCGGTGCGCCTGCCTCATTCGTTGTCTTGCTGATCACCCGGCGATAGCGCTTTACACATTCAATCAGACGGGCAGTCTTTTCTTTATCAAAGAACATGCGCCCAAATGTCATGCGCGTGAGCCTTATGCCATCTTCCACACTCATGCTGGGTGTGATTGCCACGTCCCAACCCAGCGCCGTCATGATTTCTTCTGCGCTCTTGCCAGTCTTAAAATCCTTGTTGCGGCCATCATGTGGCAAGAAGAGCTTGCCCCAGTTTAGATTTTTGGCCTTCAGTTCAGCCGAGTAACTGTCCAATGTTCTGTGGCTGTCTTCCAGGTATTCAATCACTCGCAATTCTGAGCTTTGTCTTTGCACCAGGCTGATTGCCATTGCATCATTCCAGCCCAAGTCAACAATCACATGCACTTTCAGCATTGGGTCGTATGGGACATTTGTGATGCGCTTCTCAGCTGCCGCAACCTCGTTGTAGTAGATCGCGCCGGTAACCGCTGGCTTACACTCGCCGTCCCAGATGTTTTTATATCCTTCAGGGTCGCGCTTCAAGCAATCCTGGCGCTCTTTTTCAAGCACAGGAGAGAACCAAGGGTTATCCCGCCAGTTCATCAACACTGAGACGCAATCATCAGGTGGCTTCACAACAAAGCGCTGATGCGTCGGATCTGTTTCCAGCTCAGGGTTATAAGTTACCCAGATTTCTGAGCCTGCTGTGCGTATCGTTGGTATGAGTATTTCCCATGACCTACTTGTGATGCTCTGGCCTTCCTCTACCCAGACCTTAGTGCAACCCTCAAAGGATTTAATACTGTCAGCCGTCTGGTCAGACAAGCCGCTGAAATAGAACCGCGTGCCATTCTTGCCGCGAATCTCTGTTTCCAGTACTTCGTAAATCTCACCCAGGCCAAGTGCGGCGACCTGGTCGCGTAGCAGTTGATGTACAGACTGCTTGATAGACTTCTGGATTTCCCGGGTGCAAAGTACGCGCTCAACTGCCTGCACACCCAGCAGCAGCAAGGCACGGGCAAAGCCCCATGACTTACCGCTGCCGCGCCCACCACGCGCCACCTTGTACCGTGCTGGCTGGAACAGGAATTCCAGCTTCTCCGGGAACTCGCACTCAATCTGCATTCGGCTTGATCAGTTTGATAGATATAGTGCTGATCAAATGCTCGCCATTCGCGCCAGCGCCATTTACCTGCAATGGCAGCAGCTTAAGATAGATCGTTCCCCAGAATATGCGCTCATTGGCCTTATCTGCTTTTGCCCAGGCTACAAGGCGTTTAGCACCGCCAAGTTCTTCTGCAGCGTGGGCAATAGCATCCTTTGCTGCCTGCGTCGTTTTGTTCAGCGCATTCTTTGGCCTGCCCTTACCTGCGGCTGGCGGCTTCTTCTTTGCACTATTGCTCACTATTTTAGTGACCATGCTTTTCAGGGTTCCTTTCGGATTATCCTGCCTCTGAATAAAAAAGACCGCATACCCTCCCTCGAAGATATGCGGCCAAGTACCACCCTTTATTTTTTTCGCAGCGCTTGGGCTTGTTGCTGCTTGCGGTATTCTTCTTGCAACTTCCAGCCGAGCATTTCTCTTATGCGCTCAAGGCTAGGTGGTGGTGCATGCTCTTGTGATCGCTGCTGCATATATTCGCGTACTTGCTCTTTGCTTGGCATGGCGATCTCCAAAAGCAAAAGCCCCGATCACGAATGACCAGGGCTTTTTCATGGGGCGCAATTCTTCCCAGTCGCAAATATAGGTCAGTTCCCAGAAAAAAGCAACTAAGGCACAAATTTTCTTTGCGCACACATGTACTGCAGCTCTTCCAGCGCATTGATAAATGCCTCGTTCGGGTCAAGCTTGGGATACTTCCAGAAGTTCATGAGGCCCATGCGCTTACAGATTGCCCAGTATGTCCAGGGCTGTTCCAGTCGCAAATCATTGATCAGAGCGTCTATCTCCCTGACCTTCTTTTCCCGCTCGATGTCCCAGACTGAATGGCAATCGTCAGCAGCTACCGAGAAATTGCTAACCGCGTTTTTTCCGATGGATTCACCGCCAGCGCCGGTGTCCCTGGCGATTTCTGCATGGTTGTTGTTCATCCACAATGCCCACTGGTCCAGCCAGTAAATCAGAAGATCGCGCTGCTCTTGTTCCTTGTCAACCGCATGGAATTTTGCTGTCATTGCCTTTCCTTTATAACAATCGTGCGAGCTTTGAAAGGCTCTGTGGTGATGTAGCCCTTACGCTCCAGGGCCTTGATATGGCTGTCTGCTGCGTTGGTGGAACGGAAGCCGAAATGCGTGGTTAGCTCCTGCCTGGTGGGCGTCAGGCCCTTGCTGTCGAACATCTGGCAGATGTGGGCGTAGACCTCGGCCTGGCGTTGGGTGAGTGCTGCAGTCATTCTGCTAACGCCGTTCCGCGATGGGATGACCACTTAAACAAAACTGATGTTCCGTTTTCCTTGAGGCGGTCATAGCTACGATCACCAAGAAATTCGCGCAGTCCTTTGCTGTTTTGATTTGTTAGTAAAATTGTAGGCATCAAGTCCCGGTACCGTTTATCGATGATGTCGAACAGGGTGATTTGCTCGGCTTCTGTCCCGTACTGGACGCCCACCTCGTCCAAGATCAGCAAGTCGATGCTAGCCAGCAATGACAAAATCTGGCTTTCGGTCTGCGTAGATGTGCGGCTCCAGGTGTCGCGGATCATGCGTACAGCATCGATAGCAGACGTGTACAGCACTGTTTGCGTCAGCATGACGTGTTTGGCTATGCTGATGGCCAGGTGACTCTTGCCGGTCCCTGGTAGCCCCAGAAAAAGCAATGTGGATCCAGTCGCACGATGCTTTGCGAAGTTGTTTGCAAACTCCATAGCCACGACCAGGGCTTTTTCCTTTTCGTCGGAATCCGCAATAAAAGTGCCAAAGTCCTTGGACCGGTACCGCATCGGAATGCCGGTCTTGTTGAGCCTAGACTCCAGGCGCTTTTGCCTTTCTTCCGCGTCACGCTGCGCTGTTGCTTGCTCGCGCTCAGTCTTGGCACTGGCAGCGCACAACGGACACGCTGACCAGTGCAAAATTCTGTCGCCAAGCTTGAATGCTGTCGAGGTGTAATCACCATGGGATTCACAACTCGCTGCCCTTGTATCCGTTGTCATATTGATTCTATTCGATTCGTCCATTTTTCATCCCCGCGTCATAGTCAATTTTGTCAAAACCTGAGTGCTTTGAATGCGGCGAAGCCCGGGCTTCAATCGCCCAATCGGCCTTGTAATGCTCTCCAGGACCAAAAAATGTAACCGGCTGTTTGACGAATTTTGGTGCGGTACGGTCGCGGTTCACGTACTGCGCGTATCGCAGAACGCCAGCAAGCAAATCCTCAGCCGTCACGCCTTCCTTGCGCCGTGCTGCCCAGGCTTTGTACGAATCTTTTTTGCTTGCACCTGGCCTCGGTGGGTATGCCTGCCAGATTTCCTCGAACTCTTCGGGATATCCATCCGGCGGCGAAGCCGACAAAGGTTTTTCTTTACTCTGTTTCTGTATCTGTTCTGTATCTGTTCTGTTCTGTATCTGGGGCGTTACTGTAACGTTACCACCCGTTACATCATGTGTTTCGGGTTGTTTTTGGGCTTGTCTTTTTGCCTCTCGATGCCTTGCAACCCTTGCTGCGCTTGAGTCTGAGGCAAATTGCCTTTTGTCCCAGTTCATGACCTCCCATGCATCATTAACAAAACCCTTTTTAATGAAAAGTGATTTTGTTTGCGCGAGTTCGTCTTCACTGATTCTTAGTGCAAAAGCGATCTCGTCATCATGTAACGTTACAAGGGTGTTACTGCAACGCAGACATAAAACCATTATCAACCTGCGCTGCATTGGCTCGGTCATGCTTTGGACTTTTGGGTCTGAAGCAAATTCTGAATACATGCGGAACCATTCGAGCGCCATTAAGCAGCCACCCCTAACAAGTTACTGACATGTACAACAGCCGATGGCGTCTCTGCATACCGCTTTCGCAGGAGTATCTCAACCACCTGGGCATCATCGCGCCAAACAATGCCGTTGCAGCCATCCTTGAGGCCTTTTAGTACGTTGTCTGCGTCTGGCTTCTTGGTAGGCAGGACGATGCCTTGCATAGCCTGTAAGCGCTTCTTGTTTGACCAGCTGGCGGGTATTTGCATGTATAGATGAACTTCGATCGCCAACGGTTCCGCGCTCGGCTCCTGACCTGACATAGCATGAGCGGCAGCAAACTTAACCAGGTTCTCAAAGCTTTGTGTTGCTGCGTCTGTATATGTGCGCACAACTTTTCCCTGCCTCGAAAATCTGGGCCTGCCCTTTGCAACCGGCTGGCCAGGTATCGTGAAATTGACTCTGAATGTCATAGCAATCCTTTTCTTTTAAGTATCCGGTGCGTGTGTGCCACGCCTTCTTTAAACTGCACGCTGGATCGCTTCATGCAAACATCTTCCTTTGCGCGTTCTCTGCTGTGAATTTTTCGGCAACACTTGCGTTCATCCAAAGCACTTCGGTTCTTTCCTTGGCGCCATCGGCAAAGGCCTTTCTTTCGATTCTTTGCCAGCCTTTGTAAAGGACATCGTATAGGTCGCAGTGGTAGCCGCTGAGTATGACCATGCCTTTAAGGTTATGAAGTGACTCAGCAAGTGCCTCATGATCTGCGTCGGTCATTTCATGACGGTAGGTATGTGTTTTATTCTTCAGATACCTGGTGTCGTGTACGTATGGCGGGTCAACGTAGTGCAGCGTGGTTGGTGCATCATGTTGTTTCATGCATGATGCTGCATCCCGGTTCTCAATCACAACGCCACGCAGGCGCTGTATGAGTGCACGCAAAGCATCTGGGTAATTAATCCAATCATGCGCTGGCGTAGTCCCTGAGCGATTGCTATTTGCTCTGAAGCCGCTAATTTGGTGGCTGACTGATGCGCTGCCAAAGCCCATGAAGCTACGCACCAGCGTGCGTCTGGCCTGTTCTAGTGAATCTGATGCGGGGCTATAGCTGAGTTCAAATTCACTGCGTGCAAAGGGCGTGATTTCGCACAGTTGTGCTAAAGCTTCGCCTTGATCCATTGCTACTGTGAACAGATTGACGATTTCACCATCTAGATCGTTATAAACCTCCGCATAGCTGCGCTCTTTCCTGATAAGAACCGAGCCGCCACCGCCAAATGGCTCGACGTAGCATTTGTGTTGTGGAAAATTGCTGATAATCCATGGCGCAAGCTTCCACTTGCCTCCGTGATATCTAACAAGTGGCCGTGTTGGTGCGGTCATCATTACCTTTCAAACTGCGTCAATATGGTTTCCATGCTCAACTCAGCGACAGCAGCCGATGCGTGCGGGAATAAATATTTCTGAGCATGTGGCGTGCGCAAGAATTCAATCACGCCATCGCAATACACTTGAAAATCGCCTTCGTCGCACTTGGCATATGAAATTGATTTTGGTACCGGGAATACGCCACCCTTCGGACCGCTACACCAGATAACCCAGCCAGATCCGACTTTCAGCCAAAGCCTGAACATGTCGCGATTGTGGAAACGCTCCTGGTTGGCAAATACCTCGCCCTCCAGTTTCATCTGCTTGCGGTGAGCGGGGCCAAAGCGCGGTATCAGCGTGGTGATTGAGAAAAACTCACCAGATCCCATGCGCCAGACGCCGTTCCAGAATCTACGCCATGCGCGCTGGTCTTCCTCGGCCTGGCCGTCAACCATGCCAAATAGGCAGTCGCGTAAGACTTCACGCTGAGCTTCGGTCAGCTCTAGGTCAGAGCGTTTTGATAGGACTATTTCACCCATGGCTAGACCTCTTTCCCATTGCATGCATCGCATACTTCCAGTGGCTCATATCCATAATCCCATTCTTGAAACAAGAAATCGATTGCCGATAGGTCTTTATCAGTTTGGACATAATTGAGTTTTGGCCTGATTATTCCGTTATCAACTACGAAATTATCACCAAGCTGCTCAAATGCTTTTTCTTCTGAGATTCCCCAGATTGCTCTTAATTCATCGGTTGCTTGAGGCATTATTTTCCCCCTCTGCACAGTTTGCAAAATTTGAAAATAGCGTCGCCCTTGTCATTGCGGAACTGCTGTATAGAGCGATATCGGCCACGGCAGCGCGGACCGGTGCAGGGCAAAGTCTTCGAGACCGTATGCACTGGCGACAGGTTTTTATTGACCACGCCGTGAATGTATTGGGTTGTTGCGGAGGATTGGTAGCTCATGCAAATAAATCTCCAACTGCTAATTTACTTTTGCGCGTAATGCGAGCGTTTTCTATATGGTGCTTGTGGTCGTAACGCAAATGGCAGCGTTGGCACCATGCCCGCAAGTTTTCTGGATCGCAATTTTCTGGTGTGTGGTCAAGGTGCGCTATGGTTAAAACAATATCTACCATGCTGCCCACTTCATAATTCGACATGGGCATACGCCCAAAATATTCGCCAGTGTCGGCGCAAAATACGCGAGCATCATTCAGCATATAGGTGTCAATATCCTTGCCTGCGCCTCTTGCAATTCGTTCACGATTGGCTACCTTACATTTTTCACAGCAGTTACCAGCGCGCTCTAATATCTGTGCACGTATCTGTTTCCAGTTTTCAGGATATCGAGCTTTATTCTCTGGTTTGATGGGCATGATCACATCCCCTTAAACAAATCCCGCACAGCCCGCAGGCGACGGATAACTAAAATACGCGTCCAGAGCAGCTCCAGGCGCAAACGGTCACGCAATGCCGGCGTCATGCTTCCACCTTCGCCAGCTTCTGCACCAGGGCCAGCAGCTCGGGCATTTTCTTCATCAATTCAGATGCAGCTGCCCTTTGTGCGACTTCTTCATCCACCAGATATTTCTCGACCAGGTAATGAATAGGCGTCATGTCACCGGTAGCCGCCAAGTACCTCTCGAAATCTTCCACAGACATCCGGCGCGGGTCGTCTGGATTACCAGCAAGCTTGCGTGACAGATCGGACTGGCTCATGTCCATATCCGCGGCTATCGTCTTGAGCGGGTTGCGCTGCGTGTAGGCGGACTCGCGCACGCAGTCGAGTAGGCTTCTGTGCCGCTCGGTCAGACCGGGCGTGAAGTCCAGGGTCATTTGGGTAGTGGCTTTTATTGACATAAGAATTGCCTATAGTTTCCTGTAGGTTGCGAGGGAAAATAAAAGGCATCGAGGGAGATGCCTTGGGGTTTAGTTTTTATTGGTATTAAGCAAATGCTTTTGAAGCAGCCCTTCAAGGCCAATGACCACGTCAGCAGATGGCCGCGTGCATCCAGACTTGCCGGTAGCCATTTCGGATATCGTCGCTTGGCTGCGGTTGATGGCTTTGCCAATTTCGACTTGTGTAAGGCCTGCATTGAGCAGCCTTGAAAGGGTATTTTGTATGTCCATGGAATGCAGTATAGGAACTCCGATATTTAATGTCAATAGGAATTCCGATTGCAATTGTCGCAATAATATCGGAATGTCAATTGGAACCAGAATTAAAGAGTGCAGGAAAGAGCTTGGCCTGACGCAAAAACAACTTGCATCCAAGGTCGGCATCAAACAAGGCACTCTCTCAGAGCTTGAAAACGGCGAATCGGCCGGGACTACTCTCGTCGCAACATTTGCAAAAGAATTGAAGGTCAATGCTTTGTGGCTGGAGACGGGGCGGGGGGATAGAAAACTAGAGCCTACCCTTACAGTGGAGTCTGTATTCAATCATGATGATCACAAAGTTGCCGAGATATCTTACTTTGCAGCAAAAGGGTCTTGTGGTGGTGGCACCTTTAACGAAGATATAGAGCCCAAAGGCAAGCTTCTCAAGGAAATTAGCTTCTTTAAAAAATACCAAGTCAAACCAAAAAACCTATTTGCGATATATGCCGATGGTGAAAGCATGTCGAATTTCATCATTGATGGCGACATGGTCATATTTGATGTGACAAAGCGCGAACTACAGAGCAACAGAATTTATGCAATTGAACATCCGGACGGGCTGCGCATTAAAAGGCTACGCAGAAAAATCAATGGCTCATGGGTGTTGGAAAGCGACAACCCAGATAAGCAGAGGTATCCAGATGAGGAAATCAGCGCTGCCGACGCCGAGCACTTAAAAATTCACGGGCAATTTGTTTATAGGCAAGGCGGGTGATATGGAAAGGCTGGGAATCTTGATAATTCTGACTCTGCAG